TGGGCAAAGCCGATTTGATGTACACCGCCACGCGCACGCTGTCGGCTTCCGCAACCGAGGATTTGGACCTTTCGGGCGTCCTAACCGACGCATTCGGCGCGACGTTCACGGCAACCGAGATTGTCGCGATTGTGGTGGAAGCCGCAACCGGCAACACGAATAACGTCGTGATCGGCGGCGCTGCGAGCAATGCTTTTGTTGGTCCGTTCGGCGCGGCTGCGCATACGCTGGCGGTAAAGCCCGGCCAGTATATCGCGCTGATCGATAACCAAGGCTGGGCCGTGACGGCGGGCACTGGCGACTTGCTTAAGGTTGCCAACAGTTCATCGGGCACGGCGGTAACGTACACCATCACGGTAATCGGGCGTTCCGTTTCCAACTAAGGCTAGTTTAGTGGCGCTGTCCGCATGGTAAAGATAACCGGCGACCAGCGCCACCTTACGCGCCTAAAGGGTAAATTCAGCCCGCGCAAACTGGCTATCATTAATGCCAAGCTATTCGAGGCGGGCAAGGAAGTTCAAGTATTCGCCCAAATTAGCATTAGCACGGGCGCGCAATCGGGCGCAAACCACAAGCCTAGCGCCCCCGGCGAGCCGCCTAACAACGATACGGGCGTTCTGGCAAATTCGATAGAGGTAAATTCAGTCGGCCCCGGAAAGGTGGAGGTTTCGGCTAATGCGCCCTACGCCGCAATTCAAGAGTTTGGCGGAACTATCAATCATCCGGGCGGAACACCCTACTTTGTAATTGACGGGAAGGCAATTTTTGTCAGCAATGCCAACGCCGACGCCGTTTTAGGGCGGAATGTAGCCAGGACAAAGCCTCATACTATTGTGTTAAAAGAGCGCCCATACATGCGCCCGGCATTGCAAGCCAAGCGCGTCCGCATATCGGAATTGATTAAAGAAGCGATCGACGTCGCGGAAGGATAGCGCAATGGCCAAGTGGATAACCCTAACCCGCGATCACGACTATAAGCACGCTAGCCGCGCCGTGACAGCGTACAAGGCCGGTATGCGCTGCCACGTACCTGACAAGATTGCGCGGGATATCGTGAAGGCTGGCGCGGCGGAATATTACGAAAAGCCAACCGAGGCGCTAACGCATGGCTAAAGATATTTCGCTTGACATTCGCAAGATTGCCGTAACCAAGCTGAAGGCGGCGGCACTTGTTAGCGATATCGTGGGCGCGCGCGTGTACGGTCCAGAGCCGCCAGCCAATCCGGTTTGGCCGTTCATTCGCTATGGCTTCGCATCGACAGTGCCGGTGCGGGCATCATGTATGGACGGCTCGCGCGTATCTGTGGCAATCCATGGCTTCGCACGCGGCCCCGGCGAGGATGCGATCAGTGCGCTAGGTGCAGCTATTGCGTCAACCCTCGATGGCCACGAGTTCCAAGGCGCGGGATATGCCGGACACTTCCGCTGGACACAAACGCAGATAATCCGAGATACCGTTGAGGCCTCGGATTATCATGCGATCTGTAACTTTGAAATTGCGGTTACGGGTTAAGCGAAACGCACTGCCGCTTTTCAACTCGGCTTAACAAGCCCACTAATCCGGGCGTTACGCAAGAGACAGTAACGCTACCGTCGCGATGTAATGTTTCCACCTTGTAATCGTAATCCCCGAATCTGTGGGGTACTTTCACAAATTCATTTTTTACAATACGGCGATCATCGCGCTCCGCGCCCATTGTGCCGAAAGTTTCCATTACCAGTTCCCTTGCATAATCGCAGCAATCTCGCGGCGCTTGCACTGAATTGTTGTGCGATGCGCCCCTACCAACATAGGCGAAGAGTCGCCAAGCGGAAGACGAACGTAATCGCCATTTGACTTACCCTCAATGGCTTTTTCGATGCGCGCGATGCTGGCCTCGATGTCTGCGATGATTTCGCGATCCCAATCAGTAAGCATTTCGTTTCTCCGTTTCCGTTGCACCCCTTCTATGCGCCCGTTCCGCACCCGTCAAGCGTAAAATGCGCCCGCGCTATTCTTTTTTTCATGCCGCCGCTAACCTTATCGAGCATGGCCCGCGCAATGGGCGGTTTCGATAGGATTTTAGAGCATGGCGCTGCCCAATACGCTTCGCGGTACGTACATCAATCTTTTGCTTGGCGATGGCGCTACCCCGGAAGTATTTAGGCCGGTTTGCGGCCTTACCGCGCGCGGGCTGACCAAGCAGGCGAATACGAATGATCAGTTCGTTCGCGATTGCGCCGATCCAGAAAGCGTGCCGGTCCGCAAGGTTATTGTGACGGGCGAACAGGTTGATATCTCGGGTTCGGGCTTGCTTGATCGCTCGCGCCTTGATGACATGAACGCGGCGTTCAAAACCTATCGCAACTGGCGTTATGAGATTGACGAGCCTGCCACCGGCAAAGTTTACGGCGGCTATTATTCGGGTTCGGGTGTGCTCACCAATCTGGAATTGGGCGCAACCGATGACGAGTTTGTTTCGGTAACGCTGGCGATTGTGTCGGACGGCGCTTGGACGTTTGTACCGGCGTAATTAGGCCATGCCGCAAAACCATATTGAATTGCATTTTGGGGACGGCGATTATCTTTTTCGCCTGAACCTTGCTGGCATCAACGCAATTCAGGATAAATGCGGTGCAGGCATCGGGGCGGTTTGGCAGCGGCTTGCGGCTTCCCGGTTTAATTACGTCAAGGATGACGGCGAGCAAGTCGGCTTTGGGGTGGCGGAAGCGGCGGCATTCAAGATTGAGGATATAATCGAGCCTATCCGGCAAGGCCTAATCGGCGGCGGCATGGGCACCGTCGACGGCGCGGCGGTAACGGTGACGCCGCTGCTCGCTAACAAGCTGGTGCAGACGTACGTGATCGATCGCCCGTTATCCGAGGCTTGGTCTGTTGCCTTCGCGGTGATGAGCGCGCTTATCGAGGGCTACGATCCGCCTAAAAAAAAAGAGCCGCGCAAACCAAGGGCGAAAGTAACGAAGGACGTTTCGACTACGCCGGTGCCCTAGTCGATTGCGCTATGATGGGCTTCGGCCCTTCCGATGCGCGCGAATTGACCTATTGGGAATATACCGCGATGCTTGAAGTCTGGAATGCCCGCCACAATCCCGAACAGAATGACATGCCAGACCCCGACTTCGTGCGGGCGCAATTCGCACGCCTAAAAGCGAGGGCTAACTAATGGCCGTTAGTGCAGATCGCGTTATTGTTGAGCTTGAGTCAACCAAATCCCTTGGCAAAATTGGCAGCGACGCGAAAAAAGCAGAGCGGCAAATTCTGCAAAGTTCCACTGCGATTAGTGGCAGCTTGCGCAATCTTGCCGGTTCCTATTCGCGTTTGTTGGCGGTTGCTGGCATTGGCATTCTGGCAAAGAAGTTTATTGAGCTTGCCGATGCCAATAAACAGCTAGAGGCAACGCTACGCCTAGCGACTGCTACGTTCGGATCATTCAACCAAGCGCAGCGCGATACCGAACGGATCGCAACCGAGACGCGCGCGGGACTTAACGAAACCGCCAAGCTATACGCTTCGTTTACGCGGGTTGCAGCAGAAGCGGGCATTACGCAGGAACAAGCGGCGCGGGCAACCGAGACGTTCGCCAAGTCGCTAAAGATTGGCGGCGCGACCGCGCAAGAAGCTTCGTCGGCAACGCTGCAATTCAATCAGGCGCTTGCATCGGGCGTGCTGCGTGGTGAAGAATTTAACGCGGTCAATGAGGCGTCGGCACGCACTACCAAACTGCTAGCGGAAAGCCTAGGCGTGCCACAAGGCGCGTTGCGCAAGCTGGCCGAGGAAGGCAAGCTAACGCGCGATGTGCTGATTAACGCGCTTGTCAATACCAAATACACAAAGGGTATCGACGAAGAATTTAAGGTGTTGCCAATCACGGTTGGCGATAGTCTCACGCTTGTCAAAAACGCAGCGCAACAAACATTCGGCGCATTCGACCGAGGCGGCGAATTTAGCACCGCGCTCGCCAACTTTTTCAAGGATGGCGCTAAGGGCTTTGGAGATTTGTCCGGCGATGCGGAACAATTCGGGCGCGAAGTTCGGGCGGTACTGGACGGGCTGGGTGACGCATTCCAGCCGTTTATCGATGCGGGCAAGGCTGCGTTATCTATTCTCGGTGCGGATAGCGCGAGCATTGGCGAGCAAATCCGGCAGGATATCCGCAACATTGCCAGCGCCTATGATGCCCTAAACGCATTTGGTGCAAATACGATCGGCACTGCGCGCACGAATGCAGTGGGCGATTTCGACAGGCGCGTTGCAGCTTCGCAGCGCAAGGCGGCAATCGTCAAGGGCGGCGATGGCCTTCGCGCGCTTATCAATGCACAGAATGCCCGCAATGGCGTAGGCGCTAGGCCTGCCGCCGCAGCTGCGGGCGGAGGCGGTCGCGCAAGGGCAAGGGCGTCCGGTGGCAGGGGCAAATCAGCCGAACAGCTTGCCAATGAAGAATTGCGCAATGAGCAAGAGTTTCTGGACGCCTTGCGCCGCCTGCGTGCCGAACAGTTGCAGAATGAGCTTGGTGTCACGACGGACGGCGAAAAGCGGCTCGCTATTCAGGGCGAGTTGGCGGGGCTGGAGCGCGAAAGCCGTATCGCTGCGATCAATGCCGACAAAAGCCTAACGGAGGCCCGGCGCAAGCGACTGCTAGAAGAAACGAACAAAGCGTTCGGGCTGGAAGCCGATGGCGAAACGGTCAATACTGCATTTAATACGGCGGCACAGGCAAGGGCGCGCGAATTAGAGGAGCGCAACCTAGAGCTTGCGCAAATTTCGCTTCGCGACAAAATAGACACGTTGCAAACCGACGCCGATTTAGCGACGAACAGGGTTGAGCGTCTGGCAATCCAGCGCCGCATTCTTGAGCTTGAACAGCAAGAAGAGCGAGATAATCTCGAATTGGCGATCAAGCGCGGCGAGATTATCGACGCGGAAGATGCGCGACTGCGCCTTAAGCAGCGCCAAGGCAATGCCAGTGAGCGCGTTGAGCGCGATAACGAAAGCCCGCTACAGCGTTTCCGGCGCGAAGTCGGCGAAGTCGGGAACAATATCAATGATGAATTGGAAAAGGTCCAAGTCGATGGATTGAACGCGCTTAACGATGGCCTAGTTGATGCCATTACGGGCGCTAAGTCGCTTGGCGATGTGTTTTCGGATGTAGCCAATTCGATCATTAAGGACTTGCTGCGTATTGCAATTCAGCAGGCGATTATCGGGCCGCTTGTTGGATCAGGTGGCGGCGGTGGCGGTTTCTTCGGGGCATTGCTTGGAGCAATACCCGGCGTAGCTGGCGCTGCATTCGGCGGGGGCGGGGCTTCTGGCGGCTCTTTTTTCAAGGACTTGGGTTTCAGTAGACCGGGCTATCAAACGCCCGGCTTTGGTGACGGCATTAACGGCAAGCGTCGGGGAAAATGGGCCGGAAATTGCCGAGTTTGGGAAGAGCGGGAAAATTTATCCAACCGGCTCGCTTAAGGCTCAAATGAGCGGCGGGGGCACTATCGTGATTGCGCCGCAACAATTTGACCTATCCGGTGTTGTGATGACTGAAGATTTAATAAAGGCTCTGGACAGTCGCAATCGCGCGTATGCCGATCAGGTATCGCAAAAAGCTGGCGATCAAGCGCTAAGGGGCTCGGGTGCTTATAACGACCAGCAACGCAAGTTGAAGGGTTGACAGCTATCGCGCGCCTCGCTAATCGGAATGGGTGCGCTGCCCGCTCTCCTATAGCAGATACCCGGCGGCTGCTACGAGGCTCTTACTGCTAGGCGATGGAAGCGTCTAGTCAAGCTGGTGCGGGTATGCGTTGAGGATCATATTGCTAGTAAGTTTGAGAACGCCGGGAACAATTTCAGGAATGCCATGAATGGCCGTATTTAACGAAGTCTATTTGTTCCGTATAGAAGCTGACCCGCCCGCGTATCTTTGGAGCGGACACGGCGATTTGCCGGTTGCGGGCGATGCTATCTCAAGTGCGGCAACCTATATCGGCGCTGGCGATATTATCGACATTCCCGCCGTTGCCCAGATTATCAACAGCGCCGCCGATCGTATCGAGTTTACGCTTAGCGGTGTGACCGAGACAGCCATGCGACTTGCGTTTGAGGATAGGGAAAGCGTTAAAGGCGCGACTGTTCGCATTGGCTCGCTGGTATTGGATGCCAGTTTGCAGCCTGTTGGCGGTGTTGATTGGGAATGGGAAGGCGTTGCGAATACGGTATCTGTAGAGCGCGACCCCGCGCAGCCGGGGCGTTCGCCTACGCGCACGATTGCTATGTCAGTGGCGCGCGGCGATACCGCCCGAACGCGCCCGGAGTTGGATTTTCTCACCGATGCATCGCAACGGCTTGTATCGCCTACCGATACTTTTTGCAGCCATGTAGCGGGCATTTCACAGGGGTCAACGAGATCGTTTGGGGCAAAGTGACGACGACCGAATACGAAGTCGAGCGCGCAAGGGAGTTGCGTGAATACGCGCTCAAATCAGCGTGCGATACATTCCAATGGGGCAAGCGGGATTGCTGCACCTTTGCGTGCGATTGGGCGTTGCTACAGGCGGGCGTCGATCCTATGGCGCGGTGGCGCGGCACTTATGCCAGCGAAGCCGATGGCCGCGCGCTGCTAGCTGCGCATGGCGGGCTGCTACAGATATGGCAATTAGGCATGATCGAGGCGGGCATCCCCGAATGCGATGATCCGCGCCAAGGTGACGTAGGCATAATCGAGGCGCTTAGTCCGGCTGGTATTGAGCCTATCGGCGCTATCTTTGGCGGCAAAAGGTGGCTTATGCTATCGGAGCGCGGCGTCATCTCTGCGAGCGCAAAGGCTTTAATGCACTGGCGATTGTAATTGGCTAAGGCGCTAGGTTCCATTATTAAACTAGCGGCGGCTGTCGTCGTCAACGTTGTTCCGGGGCTTGGGCAGCTTGCCAGCGCGGCCATTCTCGTGGGCGCGGCGATCGTTAGCGCGGGCATCAATTCGCTGTTGGCGGGCTCGCAAAAGCCCGAAACAACCAAGCGCACGATCAAAGAGCCAATCCCCCCGCGCGTGTACGCTTATGGACGTTCACGCCTGTTCGGGGCTAATATGCTTTATGAAACCGCGTCCGATGGCGCGACTGTGGACGTGTACGCCTATTGCCAAGGTCCGGTTGATGCGATTGAAGCTTATTACCTAAACGACCAAGCCGTCACGGTATCGGGCGGGGTTGTGCAGCCGCTTGCTGATGAAAGTTATGGTGGCGGCAAGGTGCTGGCGGGCGCGAACCTAGGCGCGCTGACAAATACCGCCCATGCCGCCGTTATTGCCAAGGTGCCGACGCTCTGGACAAGTTCCCATCGCGGAGATGGCGTGGTTTCGGGCTATCTCATTAAAAATCCGGAAAAAAGCAAAGACTTCCTAAAAACCTATCCGCAGGGTGACGGCGTTGACTTGTCGCTTGTCGGTCGATGGAGTAAATGCCTGGACCCGCGTAACGGCACTACGGTTTGGACCGAAAATCCAATTCTGCATTTGCTTGATTATCTTGTCAATGTTCGCGGCGTTGATTACACTACGCAGATCGTGCCCCGTCTTTCGTATTGGATTGCGGCGGCGAATATCTGTGACGAACAGATTGAATTGGCGGAAGGCGGCACCGAAAACAGATATCGCAGTTCCGTTACATTCTCCACGACGACCGAACCTAAATCGACTATTCTTGCTTTTCTTGAAACTTTCGATGGGTTTCTAGCGCGCATGGGCGACGGTTCCTATGTGGTCTATGCTGGCAAGGGATATGCGCCTACCGTTTCGATCGGTAGCGATGAAATCATCGGCTATTCATTTCAGGACGGGGTTCCCGATGAAGATAGGGTAAATCAGCTAGTCGTCAGCTATATCAGTGCGGCGCATGATTATCAGGTAGTTGAAACGACTCCTTGGGGTGATATTAAAGGTGTGCGGCGTGCGGAACAGTTTAGCCCGCAATCGCCTAGCTATTCGCAAAACAGGCGGCTTGCAAAGCGACTTTTCGGCAAGCGAAATCCGGCACTAAGCGGGAGCATTCAATGCAATCTAGGCGCGCGCGCGGCGCGGGGCGAACGCTTTATTAACTTGACAATCGAAGAAAACGGCATGACGTTCTTTGATGGCGTTGCCGAGATTACGGGATATACGCGCAATTTCAGCGAAGGCGTTATATCGATCGATTGGATTGCCTACGACGCCAATGTCGATGCTTGGAACCCGAACACCGAGCAGGGCGAGGCAGCATCGCTTGGGGGCCGTATCGCGCGGCAACCCCTAGACGCGCCCGTCATTACTACGGCGTCTGCAATCTTTTCGCCTTCCACGGACGGCGGGACGGGCGTTCGTTTGCAAGTGATCGTGTCATCGACGGGCCGCGATGACGAACAGTGGGTGCTGCGCTGGCGCATAGGCTCTAGCGGGACGTGGAACGAACAGGAATACCCGGACACGGACCCCGGCGCGAGCGTGACGCTTATTAGTGGCTTTGTTCCCGCCAATCAAACCTTGCAAGTGCAAGTCGCCTACGTTCTAGGCGATGGGCGCGTATCGCCGTTTTCCACGTCATCAGTTGTGGTGACGGATACGTTTGCGACCCCGCCGGGTGCCGCACCAGTGCCCACGCTTGATAGCTGGGGCGCTACGCTTGTCATGAGCGTGGGCATGGTGGAGCGCGCATCTAGCTACCGCTGGCGGATTTACGAAAGCGATGGCACGACGCTTATTCGCACGGTAACGACCACTAGTCGCACGCTTGTTTATGACAATGCGACCGCGCTCACCGATGGCATTCGCCGCGCCTACGTTATCGACGTCGCGGGCGTCAATTCGGCGGGAACGGGAACGGCTGCGGTCAGTGCTGCGCTCAATAATCCCGCGCCCGGCGCGCTAACGGGCTTCACTGCAACGGGCGGCGATACCGAGGCAACGATTGCGTTCACTGCCCCGCCAAGCCAGCCCGCTGACTTTATCGGCTATGTGATATTCTATAGCAGCACAAGCGGATTTGATCCGGCGACGCAAGGCCGGACGATTACGACGTTCGCGACGTCAACGCCGATTTACGGGCTTGCGGCGGGCACCTATTATGCCCGTGCCGCTGCCTATGATAGCTGGACCAACCGCCCCGGCGCGCTTAATCTAACAAGTGAGGCAAGCTTTACCATCGCGATCGGCGGTGGTGGCTTTGGCGGCGGCGGCGGCGGCGGCGGGACACTTGACCCGATACCGTAACGGCCATGCGCTAGGATTTGACGTTCCCCGTACAGATATTCAACCCTGCCAATATTAAGGTTGAATTGGTTTCGCGCGTTATTGCAACGCCGGAAAGCATCAATGGCAACAGCCAAGCAATTCGCACCGATGGCGGCGGTTATTGGCGCTGCGGTTATGAAAATATCAGCCTTATTGATAGCGATACTATCCGCTGCGCGCGCGCATGGGATGGCTATATGGGCGGCGGCGGCGTTGAGTTTATCGTGCCGGTGGCGGATATCCGGCACGCGCCTCGCCCGGAAGTTGGCGGGCGGCCTATGTCACCCGGCCCCTTGCTGGTAACGGGCAGCGACCCCTATTTCCCGGAAGCTCTAGGCTATGCGTCCCCCGTTGTGGTGGCATCGGCGGGTGCGGCGGCATTGCGTGCGACTTCGCTCAATATCACTGTGACGCGGGGCACACGGGTTAAGGGCGGGCAGTATTTTTCTGTTACGCACCCGACAAAAGGCAGGCGGATGTATCGGACGGGCCGGGTGCTTTCGCGCGTTGGTCAATCCGCCGTTGTCGAGATTGTGCCCCCGTTGCGCGAAGCGATTAGCGCGGGCACTTCGCTTGATTTTGACTG